TTGATATATTACTTGTTCAGCATTTCTAAATTTATGATATGTCGTAAATCCAATTGTAGATTGAGTAGAACCAATACCAACTCTAGCAGATCCAGAATCAGCAAAAAATTCTGCAGAGTGATCAATCAACTTCATGTTTACTGAAGCATTAGCTTCGGATCCATTTCCACCAGATATCACCACTGTTGGTTTTTCGATATAATCAAAACCAGAATCTAAAATTCTAATTTCTTGAAGTGAACCAATTACTGATACGTACCCCGTTGCTCCTGTTCCAACATTATCAGAGATAAGTAAGTTTGGAGGATTAATTATATCATAACCAAATCCTGGTGCTGCTATGTCAATTATTTCTAATTTTCCATAATAAATTGTATCTGATGATTTGTAGTTAAGGATTTCAACTCCATTTACTAATATTCCGTTAAATCCCGGTTTTGTTTCATAAGATTTTCCATCTAATATTGGATCGCTGATTTCACGTAGAAGTTTTTGTGGTTTTAATGTTTTTGATCTAAAATTATATGGACGAATATTAGAGTCAACTACATTAGTGCTACCTATTGATATAAAATTAGAATTTAAAATGCTATCTTTAGTTTTTGCTAATTTAATAGTATTGACATCAATTCTCTTTACATAATACAATCCTTCACTTGGAGGTTTTCTATTAGAAACTTCTTCACCATCCACAACACCAGTAACCACGAATATTCCTTCAGGAGGATCAACTGTTTTTCCAGAATCATTTTTAGAATCAAGACTGTAAAATAATGATGTTTTGATCACTACACCCGTTGATACCACACCAGAGAGATTAATGTAATCTGCATTTATTCTTTTGGGTGCATAATAAATTTGATCCCCAGTATAAAAACCATGATTTATAATTGTTAAAGATTCTCCAGAAAAAGTCCCGGTAAAAGTAACAGATCTATCTTTTGTGTCAATCGGTTGCCCAAAATAAGATGGTATTGATGGTGAGGATATTAAAACTTTATTTGGTTTTGTATCAGATGTTTCAGATTGATTTAGATAAACATTTTGAACGTTTGTTGAGAAATTAGATGCGGTAAAAGTATTTGATTTTACTTTCAAAATTTTTCTTTTAACTGTGTAGCTAACACTTGTAGATAAAGGGCCCTGCCCTTTAATTAAAATTGATTTATCTGATAAAATGTCTGTTATAGTTGAACTTTTATTAATTAAGTCTGTGCCTGTAATAAAAATTTCATCACCTATTTTTAAATAGTGATTAGTTTTTAAATTTATCCTGTATGTATTGTCTGAAGCATCAAACAAACTTATGGAATCCACTTCGTATTTTGATGCTACATTATAAAACCAATTCTTAGATAAAAAGTCCCTTGCTCTTGATCCAAGGGTTTTGACTAAAATAGTATCATCTGAATCATAATAATAACTTTCTGTTGGTATTTGTAAATCTTGTATAACAGAGTTAATTCTAAGTTTTACTGTATTTTTAGTTTTAACTGTAGAATATGTCCCTACATTTTCATATGAAAAATACTCACCATATGCGTATGTGTTTATCCCAATACTTGACTTATCTAAAATTGTTTTAGTAATGCCAGAACATCCATAAAACTGATTCAGTGACTTTGAAGTGTAAGCGACCACTCCATTAGTGTTATCATTAAAAGTAACATAAAGTTCTCCTGTATTTCCAAATCCAACAGTAGAATCAACATCAAGTGTTGTTGGACCAGAAGATACTAGAATTTCTCCTCGCATAGAGGTATGATTCTGACAGACATAATAATATGTGCCAGGTGCCACTCCACTAGTATCCCACGAGACGGTTCCGACTTGCGCTCCATTATTTGTTAAAGTCCCAGTAGTGACATTATTAGCAGCTCCTGTGGTATTAGTTGTTTTGATTCTAAATGGATGTCCAGATGCATTTACATTGAATACTAAAATATCTCCTACTATTACACTGAGAGTTGGATTACTTCCGATAGCATCACCGGTAAAAACATAGTTGCCAGATCCATTATTTGTTACACCATAAGTTTTTGTGGTGCCAGCACTTACAGTTCCGATTAGTTTTGTTTTTGGGTGAACAGAGAATGCTCCATAAGTTGCCTCATCAACTCTTATATCTCTATCATATCCAGCATCAATACTTAAAGTGTAATAAGTTTGTCCTAAACCAGAGACAGTTTTTACAATGTTCCCTATTGGTGCATATGCTTTTGTAAATAAATTACCGTATTGATTTTGTCTTAACGTATTATTTTCGAGTTTTAGTGGATCACCCTCTATTGCCTCTACAACTAGATTTTTTACAACTTGATAATTTGCTGATGAGGGAGTAAAAAGATAGTCACTGGGTCTAACGACCTTTACATCTTCGTTATACAGTGATTTAAATAAAATTTCAAAAGATCTATCAGTTCCTCTAGTTGAGTAAAAATCTTTAGACTGTTTTATAAAAAGATTTTGATTAAGTTGACTTGTTAATGTTCTATTCTCTAATCCTGGTAAAAATTGTTTTTTTAATTTGATCAAAAATTCTTTTAAAAATAAAACACTTAGATTTTTTATCTCATCTCCTTTTTTAACTAAATTATTGTTTGAACCATATTCACTACCCTGGTGTTCCGCAGTATTTGAAGATGAAAACGTTAATTCCTCTGGTTTGGTATTAGTAACATAAGTCGTTATACCACTAAAACCTCTAATACATCCAGTAAAACTACTGGTTGTAATTCCAGTGTATGTAATGATTTCATCATTAATCTTTAAAAGTCCATATGAGTTTGGAAATCCTTTAGTTCCGCTTGGAGATTGACGTAGATCAACATTGATTGTTGTAGAGCCAAACTCTAAATCATTTGATAATATTACACTATCTGATAAATTCGTTGTTTCATTTAATTTAACATACTGATCAATGTTATTGATAAGATCAATTGGAGCTCCCTGAAATTCTTGAGAGATGTAGTATTGTTTTAAAAATTCTGATATTAAAGGGAATTCCTCCCTAACATAAGAGGGAAGTTGATTTTGAACTACATTGCTAAATTGAATTCTTTTTTCTGACATTTTATTATTTTATTCTTGATTAGTATCCAGATGAACCAGATGAACCAGATGAACCAGATGAACCAGATGATGATGTTGGTGCCGAGTAAGTTCCAGCGGCCACAGATGGAGTTGATGTGGTTGATACGGTTGATGTAGTTGATGTAGTTGATGTAGTTGATGTAGTTGATGTAGTTGGAGTTCCAGTTCCACCAGTTACGACTGTAGATGGTTCTACTAACCCCCCAGGACGAACAAGAAGTCCGTTTGCATAACTTGAAGATGATATGTAAGTGGATGCTGATGGATCTAGTCCAGATGAAATGTTATCTACAACCATATCAAAAATACTATTACTAATATCTAGTTGTAAATATAAATCCTGTAATCCTACAACGTCATTAGAAAGCGGAGAGGTTGAAATTTCTATGATTGTTTGTCCATCTTTTATTTTTCCTGCTTGAATGTTAACTGGATTTAAAGTTATAATCCCTTTTTTATAGTCAATTTTTCCAACATTTCTTCTTATGACTGTTGGACTTGTAGAATTTGGTGATGGAACTGTAAAAAAGAAGAGAGATCCAGTCAGTCTATTTGTATCTGGTAAATCAGATAGATAAACATTTTGTTGAATTCCTGCGATTCTAAAAGCACTTGATTTGATATTATAACCACTCATATTCTTAATATGAAATTCATTTCCAAATCCAATTTGATATTCTGCAAAAGTATTTAATGTTACTCTTATATCTCTTCTCATTTGAATTGTGGTGATATTCGAAGTCACAGATTCATGACTACTGTCAATAATTTTTAAAAACTTACTATATTTAAATCTAGCACCGTATTTGTTTAGTTCTGATGATTCTGAATATCGAGATGCATTATTTTGAACAACTGTGGAAACATACTCTGAGGAGGGAACTAAATTAGTATTATAATAAACTTTTGAATTAACTTCCAAATAAAGATATTTTAAATCAAGAATTTCTGCCACAATTCCTGCAACTGCATATTTTTTAAGTTTAAGTTTAATATTTTCTTTAATTAAATTTGGAATAAAATCTCCAGTTCTTGGTTTGATGCTAATAAACACTTTTCCATATTGTGGAGGTATAAGTTCTTCCCCACCAAAAACAGAAATTGATTCTGTTTCTTGATAAATTTTTGCTGGTATAAGAGTTTCGTAGTCGTCTGCGGTTAAAACTCTGTTTTGAGATGCGTATATACGAGGCGCAAACTTTTTAATTGAATCAACAGACTCAATCTGTTCTCCACCTGATGCGATTAGACCGGTCGTGAGTAGAGAAATGCCAGAGGTAACTGTATATTCAATAGAATTTCTAGTATAGGTGAGTCTACCCGCAAATGTAAATTGACTTATTCCATTTGCGCTATCTCCATTCGTTACAATGTAGTTCGCAGTGATATAGTTTCCCTCTTCTAATTTTTTTCCAAATATACCATCACCAAATAGTAATTCATATCTTTCATCCTCAATCTCTTGAAGATAATAAACATTAGAATTTGATTTTACTTCAAATAAACTATCTTGTAAAACATAATTTACTTGAGATGTTGAGGTTTCGTTTGATTTTACATTAACAGAAATTAAATTAGTATCAATGCCGGCGTTTGGTAGTATAAATCTTTGGTTTGGATTCCTTGCGCTATAGGTAAAGTTTGATGTTAGTAAATTACCCTCATAAATTTTAAGATCATTAAAAGATGCGATCCCATTAATGATTGGGACACTGATATCTTCTAAAATAGAAAAAACAAAGGATTGATTTCCAAAAGCTCCAGATGTTGTAGCGACTGGACCCTTTCTAAGAGTGATTGTAGATGGTGGGGGCGTAATATTTGTTGTGTCAATAAAGAAACTAACAGATGCTCTTGCTGCTTTTTTTGATTTTGGGATATAACCAATATTTCTTGCGAGCGCAACAACATTCTCTCGAAGTGTAGCACTATCAATAAACACCTCATTTGCAACCATGTTTGCATTATATGAGGTAATATAGGTGTTGTATGCCAAAACATCAAGAATTGTGGAGAGATTAGACCCCTCAAAGTCGTAATCAGTAAAATTAGAGTTAGATTTTAAGTAATCTCTAAGTGTTGTCTTAATCTGATTGAAATCTAGATTAGCAAAATTGACTAATGGCATTTTTACCTAGTTGGTTGCAGAACGAATTGTAATTGTTGCGCTGGAATGTCTGCTCCGATGATTTCATAAATGATAGTCAAGTCAAAAGAGTTATTGTCAAAATCGGGAAAAGCCTGGACATCTAACAAATTGACTCTTGGTTCAAAATTTCGAATAGATTGTCTAACTTCATCAACAATGATAGACGCTGTAATATCATCAATATTTTCAAAGAGAGACCTACTAATATTTGAACCAAAAGATTCATCAAAAAACTTCTCTCCAGGGATGGTAAAGACGATATTTCTCACCGAACGAGCAATTGCACTCTCATTTTTGAGTGCAATCAAATCACTATTCAGAGGGTTAATCTGAAAAGTCATGCTAATGTCTTTAAAACCCTGACTAACCCTTTCTAGAGGCATCGAATACTATAATTCTACCTTATTTATTAAGGATTTTTAGATTCATAAAGAGGTTCAGTTCCATATTCCCAGTCATCATAGTCCTCATCATTGCGAATTTTTTCATGAATTTCATTTTGATGATAAAAATCATGTTTTTTGGGAGTCAAATCATCATTTGCAATCTCACGAAGCATTTTTGGCTTCTGAATTTTAGTCTCCCAACCATATTCACTTGACAAATACTGAGTCCCCCACTCATTTTTCATAAAATTTTCATCTTTATCGACTTGTTTGGTCATTTTGTGCTCCTGATTCGTTAAAATCAGAACTTTTTACGGGGTTGCTATCCCGTTCTTGTGCTGTTTTCCAAAAATATTCATCTTCATTGCCCATTGCAAGTCGTTCATAGCTGTTTTCAACCTGATAATAACGAGTGGAGACCTTAAAATCAGGTGTTTTTGGTTCTTTAGGCGTCAAACTATTGTCATAGATACGAATTCTGTTGTTAGGATAAAGTGCAAATTGTCCATTTTGCAGCTCAATTAGATTATGTGACTTGTGTTCTGCTGGATTTTCACTTGTTGCATAGTCAATCACATCTGGATCCTGATGATAGTTGTCTAGAGTGCAGATATACGTACCTTTTTGAGGTCCAAAGTCACGGGTATAACACTCATAATCCATAGATCCAATAAATTGCTTCTGAACTGCGACCACTCCATAGTCCATACAATTCCAAAATTGTAGATTAGGTAGGTTCAGATCAGGATCTGGTGTTTCAGGACGTGCTACAAAGGCACTGATAGGCAGCTTGTCGTACATTGCAGCATACTCTGGTAAGTATGTCTCAAAATAAAAAGCGCGTCCAGGTATCGACTTAGCAGATACCCAGACGCCTTTTACAAACTCACCCCAACCACTTTGATGATCGGTCAGATACTCTTTACGAACCCAGACTTCTTGTGAAGGTAGATTAGCGATTAAGCAAGACATATGTTAAGTTTTATTTTTTAACTATTTACCCTGTCCGCGATACTTTTTTTTACGTCCATTACGAGAAGTTGCCGAGAGAAGAGTCCGAGGAGAACGTCCTTGACGAGTTTTCTTCGGTGCTCCAGGTTCAAATATAACCTTATTCTGTCCTTTAGCCATTTAGAATACCCCCATCAAATAATACGAGTCTTTTCGTGTCCGACACGAATTCGAGGATCGCACCAAATCTCAAATCCCGCATCCTTTGCATCCAAACAGAATGAAACATCCTCACCACACATATCCTGCACATTACCAGACTCAAAGA